GCTACCTCCGAAGGATTAGGAGATATTCGAGGTCCTGCTGGCCAATCTTGGTTAACAGGTGGAAAGGAACCCAAATGGGTTTCCGATCCGGAGATTCAGGAGATGATTAGTCACGGTGCCGGTCCCGGTTTAGGTCGTCTTGCGACGAAGGCGGAGCCCGGAAAGGTAAGAGTTTTCGCGATGGTGGATAGCTTAACCCAGTGGGTGTTGCGTCCGCTTCACCTGTATCTGTTCAAGCAGGTATTGGCTAAGATCCCTCAAGATGGACTCTATGACCAAGTCGCCCCAGCTAAGAAATTAGTGAAGGTGATGCGGGAAAGAGGACTTCGAAAGGTGTGGTCTTACGATTTATCAGCTGCGACAGATAGACTGCCGTTAATCCTTCAAGAGAATCTCTTGTCGGTGCTAACTCATCTTCGATTTGGAAGCTCATGGAGCTGGTTGATGGCTTCTCGTATATTTCGTTTGTCACCTGCGTTAGCAAATGCGACAGCAGGGAGAGGAAAATCCTCTAAGACATGGTATGTACGATATGCCGTCGGTCAACCTATGGGTGCGTACTCTTCGTGGGCGATGTTAGCGCTAACCCATCATTGCATTGTGCAATACTGTGCTGCGCAAGCAGGCGTTGTGGGGTGGTTCGACTTATACGCTATACTTGGGGACGACATTGTGATTGGTCATCGCAAAGTCGCTCTTAAGTATGTAGAGTTCATGTCGAAGATCGGAGTTGGTATCAATGCCAGCAAATCGGTCAAAGGGCAGAATCTCAGTTTTGAGTTCGCCAAACGCTTCTTCTGGAAGGGTGAGGATATTACTCCCTTGCCCTTATCAGGATTGGCGCCAGGTTGGCTCTCGCTGAGTTCTGTTCCGGAGATCGTCGCTAGTTTATCTAGTCGAGGTATTGGTGCTTCTCTCTATTCGATAGGGATCTACGTAGGGTTAGGTTTCAAGGCGGCATCAGGTTTAGCGGGTAAACCGCTTAACAAGATGTCGTCGAGAGCCAAAGCCTTGTGGCTAATGCTAAGTCTGCCCGGAGGTGTTTTCGGCGTAGAGGACCTCAAACATTGGTTTACACAAACCCGAAAGGGAGAGTATAGACCCGTGGATGAGAACCAACTAGCGGCCTGGGTCCAAAGTTTGAAATCCCGTGTATCCAAGTACGAATTAGACTTTCTCATCCGACGTGCTAAGAAAGCTCTTAGAGCTTACGAACCCATCGGGGAAGGAAAGTTTGGTTACGATGAGGCTCTGGCGTGGTGGAGAGCGGAGGTCCGGAAAGTGATTTTGGATCCGATGCGTGAGAAGATAGCCGACGTGCAATTAGCACTTGTCGAGCTTGCCCACCTGAAAGTAGGGGACTGGGATTCACTAACCCAGATCTTTACTCATCTGAAGATGATGGAGGATCTGTTTGCGCTTCTGCCCGCTCAGTTATCAAGTAAGCGACGTCAAGTCGTGAACAAGATTCCGGAACGGGTTCGGGAGTTCAAGCGGATTCAAAAGATTCTCGGATAGGTCCGAGTTTGAAGAAGCGGACCTGCTTCAGGTATATACCCAACTGAGTATTTCTAATGGTGGTGATTCCACCTTAGATCTTAACACCGCAGCCGATGTCCCTGACATTCGTATTAACGTTTGTTAAACAAAAGTACAGGTAGGTACATGAGCCTTGCAG